CCCCCGCCGCCCGGCGCCGCGCCGCCTGACCCGTCGCTTGCTATCGCGCAGACCGTCGCGCAGACCAAGATTGCGGACACACAGGCACGCGAGCGCATCGCGCAGCAAAACAATGAGGTCAAGCTCATTGATATCCGCACGCGCAAGGAAATCGAAGACCAGAAGGCCGAGGTCAAGGTCGCCGAGCTTACCGAGAAATCGCGCGGCGACGACGAAGACCGCACGCAGCACGGCGCGCTTGAACTTTACAAGGCGCAGCAGACCGACGAGCAGGCCGAGGCCGACCGGATGCATCAGGCGGCCGAGGGCGAGGCGAGCCGCGAGAACACGGTGACGGTCGCCAAGATGAAGCCGAAACCCGCCCCCGGTGGCGGCAAACCGAAGGGCAAGTGATGAGCAAGTACAGCGAAATCAAGGGCAAAGCCTCGGCCAAATACAAGGCCGGGGGCGGCAAATGCTACGCCGATGGTGGCCGGGTTGCCACCAAGCGGGCGGGCGGCAAGACCACCATCAACATTATTACCGCGCCAGCGGCCCCCACAGGGCCCGTGGCGGCCCCAATGCCCCCCGCGCCTCCGCCACCCCCGCCCGGACCGCCTCCGGGCGCTGCGGCCATGCCTCCCGGCGGTGCAGCGGCCATGAAAGCTATGGGCGCGCCCCCGCCGTTCGCCAAGGGCGGCCGGGTCAAGGGTGGCGCCGAGGGCGGGCTCGGTCGGCTGGCAAAGGCCGCCGCGGCGCGCGGAAACCGCAAGAAATGATCACGATTTGGTGGCCATACTTCTGGATATTGCTCGTCGCGGCGGCTGCACTCGGATGGGTAGCCCGTGGCTAGCGCCGCCAAGATGCAGCAGGCCGTTGAGCAATGGCTTGCCGAACAGATCGCCATAAGGGCGGCAGATATTCTCGACGGGGGCGTTACCCCTGAGAATTACAAGGAGCGCCGGGCATACCGCCAGGCGCTCAAGGATGTAATGGGCGCGCTGCCCAAGATAGCCAAGAAGGTTGAGGAATGAATATTGAAGACGTAAAGCCGGGCATGTCCGTGCGTGCTGCCGGATATGATTCTCACGGTGATGAACTGCGGATTGTTCGCCGACCGGACGCGCCGGTTATGGTGGTGCGGGAGGTATTCGTGCAATGCTCGTGGTTCGTTGATGGCGTGATGAACAGTGCCACATATCGTGCCGATGAACTCGAATCCGTGGTGAAGTAGCATGGAAATCGATACGAACCGTTACGCGCGCTGCGTGACGCCCGCCGAGCAGAAAGCCGCCATCATCGCCGATCTGTCCGACCTGCTGCCGGGCATCCGTGTGCTGCGGAACCGGGTGCTGGTGTGTACGTACGTTGAGGCGGAAGTGTCGGCGGGCGGTATCATCAAACCGCAGTCTCGCACTGACGAAAGCAAATACCAGGGCAAGGTCGGCCTCGTGCTGAAAATCGGCCCGGTCGCTTTCGACTTCGACGAGATCGTGCGCGATATGGATGAGCCCGGCGCCGAGGTCGATCTGGTGCAGGATTATCATGGTGTTCCAAAGGTCGGCGATTGGGTGTTTTTTCGTACATCCGATTCGTGGGATTGCGGTCTGGCCGTCGGACCGGGCAAAGGCGTGCATTGCCGCTTCATCAACGACGACAGCATCGTCGGCGTGATCGCTGACCCGTCAAGCATCTGGTGAGCCTATGAGTAGGAAACGAGGCGAACGGGGAAGCGGCGCCGATCTGTATGCGGCCCGTCAAAATGCCGTAGTTGATCCGGTGGAATCGGATGAGCCCGACGATATCGTCGTGGTCGATGAGGATCCGGCCGAGGTCGAGGACGATCCGCTACCGGTCGATGCTGGTGACGGTGAGGTCGACGAGCCAGAGGATGAGCTGGAAGACGACGGCGAACAGCTCACCACCATGCAGCGGCAGCTCGACGAGCTTAAGGCGCGTAATGCCGCGCTCGAAAAGCGCGCCGAGGATAGCGAGACGGATACCGTCATCTCGCAATCGGCTGTGCTCAAGCAGGCGCTTGCCGGCGCCAAGCAGCGCGCGATCGATGCGGAAAACGAGATTGCCATCGCCAGTGCGGCCGGTGATCATGTGGCCGTGGCCAAAGCGACCGCGAAGCTTTCCAAGGCCATTCAGGACCAGGATCGTTTCGAACTCGCCGACGATGAGTTGTCGGCCGAGATCGAGGAGCGTAAGCGCGCACCGAAAACCAAGCAGCCGGCTGCTACCGATGCGGACCCGTATGCTTCCAGTATCAAAGAGTTTACCGAGCCGTCGCGGCAGTGGCTGCTCAAGCACCGTAAGCATATCGAGGGCAATCAGCGGGCGGGCATGAAGGCGCAAGGTCTTGCACAGCTCGCCATGGCCGAGGGTATCCAGGTCGATACGCCGGAGTTTTTCGATTATCTCGACAAGGGAATGGGGTTTGCCGAAGTGCCGACCAAACGTGCCAAGCCGGCCGCCGCTCGGCCGCAGACCGCAGCACCGACCGGCAGTCGTGGTGGTGGCGGCAAACCGACGGAAATCATGCTCACCGCTGCGCAGCGTAAGATGGCGGTCGATATGGGCATGACCGTCAAGGAATACGCAAAGAATCTTATGGAGATTGAGAAAAATGGCAAGGACCCCAGCCGCCCCGGCCTCCGCTTTAGCGCCCACACCGCCCATTCCAGCCGCCGCTAAGGTGAAGGGCAAGCCCGGCCGCAAGCCACGCGACCCCGCCGCGGCGGCCGATCGTGCGGTAAAGCGTGCCGTGACCGGCACCGCGCCGCGGCGGGAATTACGGAACGGTGAGGTGCTCGGCCTCGACGGCGAGGTACTTAGCCGTGCTCGCTCGACTGGTTTCCGCAACGAATTCGAGGTGCCGTCACACCTCATTCCGCAGGGGTTCGTTGCGCAGTGGGTGCGTACATCGTGTCACGGCAAGCCGGATGAGGCGAACGTGACCGACCATCATGAGAATGGATGGCGACCGCTCGCAACACCGGGGGTGCTGGCACACTATCGGGTCGGCACCGGCCGCACGTCGATCGAGCGCGACGGATTGATGCTGTGCTGCCGTCCAAAGGAACTTAATGACCAGGCGCTTGCGGAAGAACGTCGTTCGGCTTATGAATTAAAGCAAGCGCAAGCGGAACAGTTCGGCGCACGCAAATTGCCTGACGGTTTCGACGAGGGCATGGTTTCAGGTGACGGACGGTACGATGCACGCCGCAAGATCCGCCGCACCGTCGAAGGTGCACCGCCTTCTTTGCTGCCGGACCGGCCGCTTGCTGTCGGCGACGACGATTAGAGAATCACAGGGACCACGCCGCTAAGTGTCCCGCCTTAACCACAGACTGCCCCGCGACTGCGGCATAAGGGTCGCGGGGATTACACCGCCGAGCACGCTGCCGGGGGTGTGAATGTAACACCCCTAATGCATCGGACCCGCGCCGGGTGATCGAAGCTCCACCCTTATGGAGTTCGCCACCATGGCAAACACGAATTCGCCTTTTGGGTTCAACCCCATTCAGATTCAGAACAACGCGACACCTTCCATGGTGTTGCAGCGCGGTTTGTTCGTCTCGACCAACACGCAGGTGTGCGCTCGCGGCGACGGTCTGGAGCAACTGACCTCCGGATATCTGAGCGCCGTAACCGGTGCGGTCGCGCAGAACCTGTGGAAGGGTATTGCCTGGGGTTTCGAATATCTCAGCGTTTCACAGCGTCGTCGCGTGGTCACGCAGTATTGGCCTGGCGGTGACAATACCGGCGATATCGAGGTGCTGTATGTGCCCCTCGAAGGATTTCCGCCCGTGCAGATCGTCGCGCAGGCCGCGAGCAGCCCATTCACGCGCGCCATGATCGGTGGCAACATGGAAATCGCCTACACGGCGCCGTCCGTGACCATCGGCGGCGGCCGGTCGCAGTGCGCTATCACCGCAAGTGCGGCAACGACCGCAACGCTGCCCTGGCGGCTGATCGATTTGTGGTCGAAGCGTGCGCCGACTTGGCCGAACGGAACCGACGACACCAGCAATTACAATTGGGGCGTTTTCGAGTTCAATGCGGCTGGTCTGGCTGGTCTGGCGTAAGCGCGGCAATTACTCGTTAAAGGGTCAATCACATGTCAATCAATATCGCCGCAATCCGCGATCTGCTGCTGCCCGGCCTGATGAACGTCACCGGCCAGTACCGGCAGATCGAGCGCCAGTGGTCGCGCGTCTTCAAGACTGCGCAGAGTAACATGCAGCTCGAGCGCACCGTGCAGGCTCGCTACCTGCCGATGGCCGTGCTGAAGTTTGAAGGCGGTCCAACGTCCTTCGATAACAACGCCGGCGAGCGGTTCGTCTACAACATGGAGCCGGTCGAGGTCGGTCTCGGCTATGCGATCACACGCAAGGCCATCGACGACAACCTCTATGCCTCGCAGTTCATGCCGACCAACCTCGGCCTGAACAAGTCGTTCAGCGAATATTGGGAGGTCGAGGCGGCCGGCATCTTCAACAACGCCACCACCTATAATGCCAATCTCGGCGGCGATGGCGTGGCACTGCTGAGCACTGCGCATCCATACGACTACGGCACGTGGGCTAACACGACCTCAACGCAGATGAACCTCAACGAGGCGTCGCTCACCACCGGCATGAAGTCGGTGCGCAAGAACTTCGTCGATGAGGCCGGCTTGAAAGTTCGTGCTCGCGCACGCACCCTGTGCGTGCCGGTCGATCTCGAAGACGTTGCCATCCGCCTCACCAAGACCGAGCTGCGGCCCGGCACCGGCAACAACGACGTGAACGCTATCCTCAGCCTGTCCGGCGGCCTGCCGGGTGGATACATGGTGTTCGATTACTTTACGAGCGCATATGCGTGGTTCCTCAAGACCGATATCGAGGGGCTTATCCATCTGCAGCGCATCGCCTACGAGACTGACATGTTTTGTGATTTTATCACCGATAATCTGCTCGTGAAAGGTTATGAGCGCGCCGGATTTTTCTACAACGACCCCCGGTGCATGTGGGGCCAAACGCCAACTTCCTGATGGGGCCTGAAAGCGGGGCGGTCAATTCGGGCCGCCCTGTCCAAACACACCAGCACCGGAGCGCCTCACATGGGCAATTTCGTTCCTACGGTCTTCCCTGGCGGCGTGACGAACGCCGATATCGACAGCTTCGGCGCGCGCGTGCCGATGCCCTGGCCGGCACAGTATTACGAATTTTTCACCGACTTCGATCGGTTCAACCAGAACGCTGCAACCACGCCGGTTGCCTATGGCGATTGGGTGGTGACTCTCATCGACGCGGGTGCCGGTACCACCTCAGGTGCCGTTTCCGATGCTGCGAATGGTGTGTTGCTGATCACCACGGCGGGCAACGAAGACGACGGCCTTATGGCGCAGTGGCAGGGTGGTAAGGGAACGGCTGATACGCCGGCTGTTGCCGAGACCTTCACATTTGTCGCCGGAAAGCGCGTCTGGTTTGCCGCTCGTTTCCAGATGAGCGATGTCACACAGTCCGATTTCATTATCGGTCTCGCCGTCGCCGACACGACCCCGCTCGACGCGGCCGACGGCGTGTTCTTCCTCAAGGTTGACGGCTCGGCTGTACTGACCTTGCAGGAAAAGATCGCTACCCCGCTCACCGCGAGCGCCAACCTCGTCACGCTTGTTGCTGCGACGTGGTACGATGTGGCGTTCGAATATAACGGTGTCGATGCCGTTACCGCCTACCTCAAGGACAGCACCGGCGTGTGGAACTCGGTCGGCTCGGTTGGGGTGACCGCGCTGCCGACGACCGAGCTTGCCGTGACCTTCGGTTTCCAGAATGGCGAGGCTGCTGCAAAGACCTGCCAAATCGATTATATATTCGCGGCACGTGAGAGGTAACAATGACGATCATTGTTCATGGTATCGTGATTGAAAACATCACGGCGGGTAGTGGGACAGGCACCCCTATTCCGCGCGTTTCGAATCACATGATCGTGCTTGCCGATGTGAGCGTCGGCAACAAAGCTGTCGAACTTCCTGCGTCGGCCGAAATCGGTGATATTGTCGAGTACTTCCATCACACCGATGATGGTACACAAACGACAAGTGACGTTTATCCGCCCGGTTCGGAAACTATCGATTTCCGTTCGCCTGGTGCGGCCTTTACGGGGCTCGGTCGATCGGGTGGTCGGAAGTTTGTGAAAACCGACGCCACGCGCTGGCGTTCATAGGAGCAAGTATCATGGGTACAGCACCGAAGGGTGGCAAGTCGCCCGGCAAGGGCGGCAAGGTCTCGACGGTCGTGTCGGGCAACAAGAAGGTGATCAAGGCGGCCAAGGCCGGCGGCGGTGGTGTCGGCAGCGACACGAGCCCTTATAGCTCGGCCCGCGCCAGCCTCAAGGGCGGCAAGCGCTAATGGGAAACCCGTCGCATAAGGGAGGGCGTTGCGATGGGTAATCCCTCCCGCCAGAATTTTAGCGCGGCTACGGTCACGCTCGGGCCGCAGGAACCAAAAGTTCTCGATTTTCTGCCCCTCACATCGTGCACCCTCGCCGTCGCGATCCTCAGCGGCGAGGCGACCTATAGCGTCGAGATGACCCTCGACGACGTGAACGATCCGGCCGTCACGCCGGTTTGGTTCACGCATAAGGAATTCCCCGCCGACACGGCGGTAAGCAAGTATGACGAACTGTTCACGCCGTGGCGATTTGTTCGGCTCAACATCGCCAGCATCACCGGTACGATGAGCTTCTATGTCTCGCAATCGCTCGAAGCGTCGGGCAGTTTCTGAGGTGGTGTGAATGTCCTGGTTTATTCAGCAGGCCCTTGCGGGCAATGTGTTTATCGGCACCGCCCCGATTGCCGGTGTCGATTTGCCTGCGGCCGATGGTACGGCTAATACGTTCGGTCTGTGGAATCCGGCCGGTTCGAACATTATGCTCGTGCTGGGCAAATTTAATGTCGGCATTGTCAATGCGACAACGCCGGTATTGTCCGGATTGACGCTTTCTTATGTTCCAAATGCCGGTTCGGCCATCGGTGCGGCGGGCGCACCGATTACGGCATTTACGGCAACTGCCCCCGTGAACGCGCGCATCGGGAATGCAAAGGCGCCGCGCGGTCGATTTACGGTTGCGGCTACAACAATTGCCATGACTCCTCTTATGGCGCTCGGTCTCTCTCATGAGAGCACGACCGCAGGCACCAATCCGGACACATGGGTTTATGATTTTGGCGGTTTGGTGATAGTGCCGCCGAACATGTTTGTCGGTTTCGGTGGTACTGCCGCTCAAACACAAAATCTCATGCCTTCCATCACTTGGGCTGAAGTGCCATATAACGAGGTTTAGATCCTTCCGAGGGAGATCAGCCGCAGATGGCTACCACAGGCACGTACGCCTTCAACCCGTCTGCGGCCGACGTCATCCTCAATGCGTTCGGCATGGTCGGCAAGCCGCGCACGCAGATCAACGCCGAGATGCTCGAGAATGCATCGTATCAGGCGCAGATGGTCGGGGTCGATTTCACCAATCGCAACCCGAACCGTTGGCAGATAGAAACGGTCAGCGTTCCGTTGCTGGTCGATACCCCCACATACACACTTCCCGCGCAGACCGTCGCGGTATCGATCGTCTATGTCGATACGGTTGCCTCGCCGGTGCTAACCCGTGTGCTCGGCCCGCTGAGCGCCACCGAATATGCATCGCAGTCCAACAAGCTGCAGACGGGCATCTCGACGAGCTATTTTTTCTCCCTGCTCACGCCGATACCGACGATTACGTTCTGGCCCGTGCCGGCCGCGAGCGGTACCCACATTGCGCGCGTGCAGACCTTCAAGCAGCAGCAGGATGTGCGGCTCGACGGTGGCTATACTCTCGATGCGCCCTATCGGTTTCTCGACGCTTTTACATTCGGTGTCGCCGCGCGCCTGGCGATCTTCTATCCCGACCCGAACCGGCCGACCCTGGCGGCCGATCTGAACACCGCATACGAGGCGAAATTCAAGCTTGCCGCGCAGATGGACCAGGAACGGGTAAACCTGAAGGTGTCGCCGACGCTCAGCTCATACTTTCGTCCGTAGGTGAGCCATGGGAAGTACCTCAAGGTACGGGCGCGCGACGATCAACCCGACCTCGCCGGAAGCGCTCGGCATCTGCGATCGATGCGGATTTCTGTTTAACCTGCGCGACCTGAATTGGCAGTTCGACTGGGTCGGCGTGACGATGATCGACCGGCAACTGCGAGTGTGTGACCCTTGCCGCGATCTGCCGCAGGAACAGCTTCGCGCCATCATCCTGCCGCCTGACCCGCCGAGCGTACGTGATCCGCGCGTTGAGCCGTTCCTCGTCGACGAGGTGAACCACCTGTTCATCACGAAACCGGTCGGCCAGCAATTTATGTTTGAAGCGGCTGGCAGTGTGACCGCTCTGCTTACCTATGGCGCTTTGCCGGTGGTTGCGTTGGATGGGGTATCGAACGTTGCAGCAGCGTTTATGCTCGCGGCAACATTGAGTGCCTCGATTGATGGCGTTTCGGATGTGACGTGTGATTTGGAGCTTGTCACTCCGGCAGATGTCCGTGTTACCGAAGATAATAACGTGCGCATCACTGAAAACGGCGATAGGCGCATCACGGAGTAACGGTTATGGCCGATATCAAAATTTCTGCTCTTACTCCGGGCTCACAAGCTGCCGGTGGCGACATTGAAATTGTGCAGAGTGCCGCATCGTTCAAAGTAACGATTGATACCATGGCCTATCAGGCCGCAAATGCGGTCGCGATAACTGGCGGCACGATTACCGGTATCAGCAACCTGACCATTGCGAACGCCGGAACGTTAACGCCAGCATCAAACGATGGTGCGGTGCTTGGTTCGGCGGCGTTATCATGGGCTGACTTGTTTATTGCGTCTGGTGGTGTCGTTAATTTCAACAATGGTGACGTCACGATTACGCATGCCGCGAACACACTTACGTTCGCTGGTGCTACGACCACGGGGTATCAGTTCCAAGATGGCCCCATTCGTCCGGTTGCCGATGATGGCGTTGCACTCGGCGTGAGCGGTACGGCATTTGCTGATCTGTTCCTTGCCACCGGTGGCGTAATCAACTGGAATGCCGGCGACGTTACCATTACTCATTCCGCAAACACGCTGGCATTCGCAGGCGCATCGACCGCTTACACTTTTGCCAATGGTCCGGTGCGCCCCGCAACTAACGATGGTGCGGCGCTCGGTGTCAGCGGCACTGCGTGGTCTGATCTGTTCCTGGCTGCCGGCGGCGTGATCAATTGGGCCGCAGGTGATGTGACCATCAGCAATCCCGTGGCTGATGCGCTTGCGTTTGCGGGTGCAACAAGCGGTTACAGTTTCACAGGCGGCCCAATCTTCCCATCCACCGATGATGGTCTGGCACTCGGTCAAGCCGGAACCGCATTTTCCGATCTGTTCCTTGCCACCGGCGGCGTGATCAGTTGGGACAGTGGTGACGTCACCATCACCCATTCCGCAAACACGTTGGCGTTCGCAGGTGCGGCAACCGCTTATACATTCGCCAATGGTCCGGTACGCCCCGCAACTAACGATGGCGCAGCGCTTGGTGTCAGCGGTACCGCATGGTCTGATCTGTTTCTCGCTACCGGTGGTGTTATCGATTGGAACGCGGGTGATGTCACGATCACTCATTCTGCAAACACATTGGCGTTCACTGGTGCAAGCAGTGGCTATACGTTTGATGCGTTGGTATCCAGTACGGCGGCACTTTTGGCTAATTCCGGGACCGCCATCCCCGCTGGAGGAACGGCAGGTGCCGGACTGCGCGTTTCCTCAACGGCTAATTTTGGCGTATTTTTCGGTTCGGGTGTACCTACTTTAGTTGCGGCCCAAGGATCGCTTTATATGCGCTCCGATGGTAGCAGCACAAGCACTCGTTTGTACGTGGCGACCAATGGTTCCGGCGGTTGGACAAATGTCACCACTGCTATATAGGGCAAACAAATGGCTGATTTCACCGCGGCAACGCGCAACACGCAAATCGACTGGCTTACCGGAAAAACGACGCCGGCCGCCGTGGCAACGCGCTACATCACTACGTTCAACGGCGATCCGCAGGGGGCCGGAACCGAGAACATCAGTACGATCACCGGCAGTCCAAATCGCATCGACATGACTACTGCAATGGCCGCCGCGGCGGCCGGCAGCGCGGCTAACGCGTCCGACATCACCATTACGGCGGCAGCAGTCGGCGCGGCTACGGTGGACTACGTGGCCATCATGTCGGCCATCACCGGCGGTAGTGTGATGGCGTCGACGCAGGTGGTCTCGAAATCGGTCGGCATCGGTGATAGTCTTACAATTCTGGCCGGCAATTTGACCATAGGTATCACGTGACCAAACACACTATCGAGGCACATTTCGAGGTGCGATCAAAAGGAGGACTTATGGCCAAGAAACGCAATGAGACACCCACCGAGGATGATCCGGCCCGCCCGGACGGCGAGGACAGCATCAATCGCCAAGCGGCCGATCGCACCGATGAGCAACTCGTTACCGCCATGGTCGATGCGGCTTGTCCGGACGGCAGTGCTTTCAAGCGCGTCGGCGCCGAGCAGCGGGCGCGCGAACTGCTCGCCATGCTGCGTGCGGTCGATCTGATCTGATAAGGGGACGCGGTCATGAGCTACACTTACGACAGTCTTGTCGACGTGGCGCTCGCCGCGTTCACCAACATTCCGACCATCGGCGCAAATGCCAATGCGGCGCTGCTGGCCGCCATGCCGACCGTCATCGACCAGGCCGAGCAGAAGATCTATCAGGACCTGCAGTTGCTCTCGACCATCGTGCGGGACACGAGCGGCCTCACCGTCATCGGCACGCGCAACTTCACCCTGCCGGCGCCGGCGGGCGCATCGCAATTCACCGTGTTGCAGTCGATCAATATCCTGAACGGCCCCTTGCGCACGCCGGTCATCAAATGCTCGCGCGAACTGCTCGACAGCATTTGGCCGAGCGACACCGGGACCGGCGCGATTCCCAACAAATGGGCGCCCGTGACCGATACGCTCATCCTGTTCGGACCGGCGCCGACCGCCGCATACAACGTCGAGTGCATCGGTACCATTCGCCCGGCCGCGCTCGCCGATGCCAATCAGACCACATGGGTGTCGACGCAACTGCCCGGCCTGCTGTTCGCTGCAACCATGGTCACGGCATCGGGGTTCATGCGCAACTTCGGTTCCCAGGCTGACGATCCCAAGATGGCGATGTCGTGGCAGCAGCAATACGACCAGTTGCTTGCGCTCGCTAAAGGCGAAGAGAACGCTCGAAAATTCCAGTCGTTCTACGGGGGTGTGTAAGTGGCGTGGGGAACAGTAAAGCTCATTCCCGGATCGAACTCCGAACTCACACCGACCTATAATCGCGCGGGGTACGTTCACACTGCGCTTGGTCGTTTCAAATCTGGGGTGTTTCAGAAGATCGGTGGTTGGGCGAAGTTTTTCAACGGCGTCATCAACGGCATTCCGAAAGCGCTGCACGCGTGGCAGGATCTGAACATCGTCAAGCGCCTGGCCATCGCCACGACGACAAATGTCGTGGTCATGACACCCGCAGGAATTCCGGTACAGATCACCCCGCAGACCCTCGACACCGACGGGCCGCCCGATTTCAGCACGACCATTGGCAGCGTGAATGTCGAGGTGGTCGACGGCAATACGAGTGGCCTCACCACCGACGTGAGCGTGTATTTCCGCACGCCGGTGAGTATCGGCGGTATCATCCTCAGCGGCATCTATCCTATCGTCACCATCACCGGCGCCGACAGCTATATTATCGAAGCGCAGACGGCGGCCACGGCGACCGAGGCGAATGCCGGAACGGTCCCGGCGTTCTCGACGACGAGCGGCAGCGCGCAGGTGAATGTTGAGCTTGCCGACCACGGTCAAATCGTCGGCAACATCGTGGTGTTCGATGAGCCGACCACCGTCGGTGGCATCACCATTGAAGGTAAATATACCGTCACCACCGTGGTGAATGTCGATAACTTCACCGTCACCGGTAGCGTGGCGGCCTCGTCGACCGCATCGGCCGACATGAACGGCGGTGACGCCGGGCTCACTTACTACATTGCGCTCGGCCCGGTTCCGGCCGGTGTCGGCTATGGGCTCGGCGGCTATGGGCTCGGCGGCTATGGGCTCGGCACCTCATCGACCGGCGTGCAAACGGGAACGCCGATCACCGCCACCGATTGGACGCTCGACAATTGGGGCGAAATCCTGTTCGCCTGCCCTGAGAATGGCGGTATCTATTATTGGCAACCCAACACCGGATTTCAGAACCTCAGCCTCATATCGACCGGCCCGTTGTTCTGCAAGGGCATGTTCGCATCGATGGGGCAGCAGCAGATTGTTGCGTTCGGGTCGAGCATCGATGCGCGTGAAGGTGGCGGCATCGGTATCTATCGAGACCCGCTGTTGCTGCAGTGGTGTGACGTCAGCAACTTCATGGTCTGGGCACCGACCGCGGCGAACTTCGCGCGCAATTATCGTATCGGCACGGGCTCAGAAATCATCGCGGGTGCGGCGACCAAGAATCGCAATCTGATCTGGACTGACCTCGGCGTGTGGTCGATGGTCTGGAACGGCGGCGATAGCGCGTACAGTATCAACAATGTCGCGGGCAACTGTGGCATCGTTGGCATGCATGCGTGGTGTGTAAGTGGCGATACGGTCTTTTGGATGGGCAAGGGCAACTTCTTTGCCTATGCGGGCAGTGGTGTCGCGCCGATGCCGTGTTCAGTTTGGGACGACGTTTTCCAAGACCTAGACACGGACAATCAGCACAAGTGCGTCGCGGGGTCCAATACCGATTTTACCGAAGTTTGGTTCTTCTATCCGAGCCGGGCGGACGGCACCGGCGAGAATAGTCGGTTCGCCAAATACAACACAGTTGAGCAGACATGGGATATTGGTCCGATGGATCGGTCGGCATGGATCGATCGCAGTGTGCTTGGTAATCCCATCGCCGCGACGCCGGGCGGCATCATCTATTATCACGAGATGGGTAAGGATGCCGACAACGCGCCGATTGAGCCCGTGATGATCACGGGTGATTTCATGATCGACGAGGGTGAAGACTTCGCTTTCATCGATGAGATCATTCCCGATTTCCGATGGGGTGAGAAGAACGGCAGCCAGGACGCGCAAGTCAACATCCTGGTGCACGTCCGGGACATCCCTGGCGAAGATCCGCGCACCTATGGGCCGTATCTGGTCACGCGGGAATCGCCGAACTTCACCCCGGCGAGTGCCGTCGATTACACCCGGCCGCGTGGGCGCCTGGCACAACTCGAAGTGAGCAGCAGTGATATGGGCAGTTTCTGGCGGCTTGGCGCGGTGCGCTTCCGATACGCGCAGGATGGGAGAAACGGGTAATGCCAGATCCTAATTTCATGAACGCCCTGCAGCAGGGGGCGAACGACGACGCGAACAGCATCATGCGGGCGGCAGTCGAGAACCTCGCTGCGCTCAATCGGCTGTTCGCGGCTTTCCTCGGCGTCAAGGGCATTGCCGGATCATTCACACTGGCGGCGGCCGCATCGCTCGTGGTGCCGCAAGCGCTCGTTACGGCTTCGAGCTTCATATTTTTGCAGCCGACCAATGCGGCGGCGGGAACGTTGCAGGGCAGTAACGAATGCCTGTATATTTCGGCTAAGAGCGCGGGGGTCAGTTTTACGGTCGCCACTGCGGCGGGCACGGCGGCGACCGGTGGCGAAACCTTCGACTATCTGCTCATCAATCTCACCTAGG